GACAATTGATGCTGATTCATAAATGTCTACACCAGCTACTCTACCGATGAAATAATCACGGCCAGCTTTGTTGGCTAGATCGTTATTTGATAGTGATCCACCTGCATTTAAAAGTGTTTTCTTAACGTTAAATGCTTGGAATGGGTGTAATACACAAACAAGACCTGTCATTGGAACTGATGCATTACGTAAGTTTGCCACACCTTTCATGATGTGCTCAAGTGTAAGTTCTGCGCCTGCGCCTGGACCTGCTTCTGTGATAGCACCTGAATTGAATAAGTCAACGATAACTTCATCCATTGCTTGAGCTACACCATCACCTAACACACGACCTACGTCTTGTGCTACTGATTGTGGTGAACTTTCAGCATTGATGTCTAATACTGTTGTCATGTTACCAAATTCTTGTGCTTCGATGTCTACTGACGTCATAGTGTTTAGTGCTGAATCGTCTGATAGATCACCAGTGATTGCACCTACTGCTGTTGCTTTAGGATAAACCGGAACTGCCGCAGTCATACCAGGTGTGCCCTGCATATTGTATTGCGTTACTAGGTTTCTCATTAAAGCGTTTTCATTAAATGTAAATTGAGCCGCTTGTGTGATATCTTCAAACAAGTGACCTTTTGCGTCTGCTAATGTTAAAGCCATTTTCTTTTTCCTTTATTAACTCATGGACCTCATACCCTTGATCATAAATTTCTCTTTGTAAAGTTCTCTATGCTCAGGGTTTTTCATGTCCAAGTCTGATAACTTCACCTCTCTAGAGGTTGAAGGATTCTTATTACCTGAACTACCTGTGCCTGCTGGCGCCGCAGTTCTGAAGTAAGTGTTTTGCGTTAAGAACTCTTCAACTGCTTGATCCACAGTTAGTGGATGTGCTTGTTCTGTGTCATAACGCACATTACCGTCTTGATCTAATACTTCAACTTGTCCATTCTCACTTAATCTTACTCTATCTTTCAATAGTGTAGCTACGTGATCTGGATTTACAGCTTTATGTTTTGATGCCGCACTTAACAATGCACCATCTATATGAACAGCTTGTAATTCAGATTGTAGTTTGCTAATACGTGTATCAGCATCCTGCTTCTGTTTTTGAAGTAGTTCTTCAAATTGGTTTTTCTTCATCATCTCTGCCTCTTTGGCCTGCTCTGCCTCTGATTTGAGTTGATGATATTCCTCAACGTTAATGTTTTCAAATTTACGTTCAACTTGTTTAAGTCTATTAGTAATAATTCTGTCCACATCTTCTTGAGTGAATGTTTTTGTTTCCTGGTTGACTTTAACCTGATTATCCGTTGAGCCAGTCTCAACAGTTTCAGTTGTAACGATGTTTTCTGTTTGTTCGTCCATCTTAAACGTCTCCTTGCAAGGGACTTAAGAAGTGGGGGTTTCTTAACCTTCTTCTGTGTCCGTGTTAGTTTCTTCGTTATTGCCGAAGAATTTTTTGATTTCTGGATGCAATTCCAGAATCTGTTGGTCACTGTAGCCTTGTTCTACCATCTTACGCATATGCTCTACCATCTCCTGTGGGTTTTCCATAGGTGGGTGTGGCATATTTGTATCCAATGGCATTTCTGACTTTGGTGCCATACTATCAATAACGATCTGTAAGTCTTCTTCATTTTCAATCAGTAGTCTTGCAGTCTCTTCATTGATGTAATTTTGAAAGCTACTATTAGGAACAAGATTTTTTGCCTTTTCATATAGTGCAACTTCTTGATGTTTGTCTCTTAGATCAAACTTCTTCTCATAATAGATATCAAATTCTTCATCAGGAACAATCTGTTCCCAATCAAACCACATTTTCCAAATAAGTTTTTCAGCACGTTCTAATACGTTTGCTATATCACTTAATTTAACGTTAAGCATATCTCTTTCTACTTGTAGAGCTATACCTGACTGTGGTCCTTTTTTAGCTTTGGTTGCCGCTAGGTGTGTAACACTTTCTATTGCTTGTGTCTTTTGTTCTATACAAGCCAATATACTATCAATGCTACTACCTGTTGCTTGTAGCAAATAAGGTTGAATGTTTGTTGATTCATCTACTGTTATGATAGCACCTGATCCACCATTTATATCTGCACTTGCTTCTGCTACAATACTTGGGTGGCTTGAAAGTCTTATTGACTCATATGCCTCTGAACTTAGATTGTATATTTCTCTCTGTAGATCACAAACATCACCCACGTGACTTGTTCCTATACCCTTGTGAAAACTTCTATCTGTTTGCACGTGAATAAATGGAATGTAGCCTAATGGGTTTGTAAATTCTTCGTGTTCTAATACTTTACCATATTCAAGTATTACACTATCTGTTCTTGTTGTAACACTTCCTGGATAATTTGTTTCACCACTAATTGGTGTAAAGTCTTTTTTGCTTACTTTGTATTTTTCTACTTTGTCCTCGGTCCATACTTTTAATACATCATATTCATCATATTCTTCATCAACTACTACGATATATTCTAATACGTTCTGTCCGTTTATTAATTTTTTGTATCCCCAATTTCTTACTTGTGAGGGATTGTATATTTTAGCATAGGCCCTCATGTTAAGAGCTTGAGCTTCTGCCATGTTCTCTGCTTGGTAATTCCCTTTATCAGTTCCTACCCAGCATCCGCCGTAAATTAGGATATTGTCATTTACTTCTCTGATAAATGCTGTCATTGTGGTGTTATCCATATCAGCATTTTGTATGAAATCCAAAACAAATTGATTGTCTACCATATTACCTAACATTCTAGTAGGTGGATTACGGAAAACAAAACTACGATAAGCATCCACAGTTAATCTAACGTGATTTTGTAGAGCTGTATCTAATAATCTTTGGTGATATGCATTTCCTGGTGCTTGTTCTTCTGCAATGTATTTTCTTAAGTATGCACCGTCTCTGTATTCTTCAGCGCCCATATAAGAACGCATATAATAGTCCCATCTGTATAGGTATTCAGCATAGCCTGGGTGAACTTGGCTGAGTTGTTTTGGTTCTAACATAAATGTTTCCTCTCTAATAGAGTTTGTTTTTACTGTGGGTCACACATATTCGCTAATTATTGAGCAAGATAATTATAACGTTATTTATCATCAATGCATCTTGCATTATCTTAAGGTTAATTTTGGCTAAATACATTGTGGATCGAGGGTGTGTTTCTTAAGGCATATTGTATTTCTCCAAAAACTCGATAATTATTACGGCTCGTATTCTTGATCCACATTTAAGATTTCATTAGGTATCCTTGTTATAGCGGAAAATTTCGGTTTTCCGCTATTTTTTTGGCTAAAAAACCGCACAAAATAAGGGTTATTTTATGGTTGACAAGTAAGATATCTTATAGTATAGTGTATATATAAATTAGAAAAGGAGAAATACAAATGGAACTAAATCACTATGCAAATGATCCTGAATTTATAAAGGATATGCAAACACTCTCATATGAACAGAGAAGAGGCCTCTTTTTACGAGGTGCAAATAGAATACACGGCCCTAATCCACTAAAAGGTGCTGAAAAATCACAAGTATTGGCTTTGTTATACGGTATTGAATACAGTCTTGCCCACGACAAAGATGCTGACGTGCAACAAAAAACACAGGCTGATTGGGAAAAGCTTCAAGCATTTTTAAAAGAGGAGAGGGCGTAATGGATAAGATAAGAAATGCTCAAGATGCAGTTAAGATGATTAAATCACATCCTGTTTATGGTAACAAATCAGATAAGGAAATATTAAATGCAATATTTCATGTCTTAAAAATAAATCACATGAAACCTTTTTCAAAAAAAATAAAGGCTATCAATGAGATTAAATTAGCATTAAAGGAGGAGGCATAAGATGAAGAAAGTATATGAAACTCATATAATTGATGAGGATGGACCATACACTACTCAATTTGAGACAGCAGGTGATCCTTATGTTTGGGTGTGGGACAACTTAGATCCAGAATCCATTCAATGGATCAGACCAATTAACAAAATCACAAATGAATTTGAGGAGGAACTATAAGATGACAAAAATAACACACAATAATATGAATATATGGATGCCGTCAGATTGTGATTGTAGCAGATGGTCAGGTGGCACCTATGCTGAACAATTGGTATTGGCACTACAGAATGATGGAGCCACACTTGAGACTATAACTGATCAACAGGTATGGGACAAGATTGACTTGCTTGAGAATGTATTAGAGGAGGCATAAGATGCGTAATTTAGAAAACGATTGGTGGTTGGGTAAAAGAATGCCAGATGGTGCTTTTTATTTTTATGATAGACATCAACAATTAGAGGTGTTGTTTACTAAAGCGTTGAAAGATGAATTACCAGAAGATCCAGAAGAGTATTGGAATATAGTATCAGCTGTATGGCAGAGA